TGTAGCGGAGGTTTTGAAGGCTTGGCCAGCGGCGATTTCGACACAGCAGGCTGACCAAGACCCATTCGACGACCATGAAGCACAGGAGTAAACGCATGCACGTCGTTCGACGCGAAGAGCGCATAGAGCCGACGCCCGAGACCCTGGCGAAGCTCAGCCCGCCGGTCTGGCAGAGCTGGGAGCCGGAGCTTGTCGGCGCCGCCAAGGCGATCGAAGCCGCGATCTCGATCATCGCCGGCCCGCTCCAGATGCGCGCGGCGGATCTCGGTTACGTCATCAGGCGCACAGGCGATCCGGACCTCTCGCCGGGGCAGCGCGTGGTCGTCCAGCGGTATCGTGCCTGGGTAGCCGCCATGCGTGACCGCGGAAGCCACGTTGGCTACGTCGTCGGTATTCTGGGCTGCGATGAGCCAGTGGCGTTCCAAGGGCTGCTGATGGACGCCTTGAGGCTGTATGTGAAGGTGAATGCGCCAAGGCGGCTCAGCGGCCGTTTAAATCGCCTGTAGAGGCATGCGAAACGACGGGAAAGCAGGCGCTTTGACTTTCCAAAGGCGGCTTTACATTTCCAAAGCCCCATGCTATTGACGAACTTTAGATAGTCATAGCTGCGCCCGGAGCGATCCGAGGCGCTTTTCTTTGCCCTCATCACGCCGCGACCAGCGACCCGCCAGGCGGACCTGACCGGCCAGAGGTGAAATCAAGACATGGCGAAGGGACAGAAAACGCCCGGCAGTGGCCGCGCGGCCGGCACGCCGAACAAGACCACGCGCGCCCTGAAGGACGCGATCATGCACGCCTTCGAGGAAGTCGGCGGCGTGCCCTACCTGGTCAAAGTGGCCCGCGATGACCCGCGCACGTTCTGCACCTTGCTCGGCAAGGTGCTGCCGTTGCAGGTCACGGGCTCGGGCGATGGGCCGCTGACCGTTCAGATTGTCCGGTTTTCGGATGCCGACGGTTCGCCTGCCGAATAGCTGGCGGCCTCGCCCCTATCAGCTGAAGCTTTGGAACTATCTCGAGAGCGGAGGGAAGCGCGCGGCCGCCGTCTGGCACCGGCGCGCCGGCAAGGATGACGTCGCGCTGCATTGGGCTGCGGTCGCCGCGCACCAACGCATCGGGACCTACTGGCACATGCTGCCGGAGGCGAAGCAAGCCCGGAAGGTGATCTGGGAGGCGGTGAACCCGCACACCGGCCGCCGCCGAATCGACGACGCGTTCCCCCATGCCATTCGGGCAGGGTCGCGCGAAGACGAGATGATCATCCGCTTCAAAAGCGGGTCGACCTGGCAGGTGGTCGGGAGTGACAACTACAACTCCCTGGTCGGCGCGCCGCCGGTCGGCATCGTGATGAGCGAATACGCCCTGGCCAAGCCACAGGCCTGGGACTTCCTCCGGCCGATCCTGGCCGAGAACGGCGGCTGGGCGCTGTTCATCTACACCGCCCGCGGTGAGAACCACGGCAAAGACCTCTACGACATGGCGAAGGGCAACGAGGCCTGGTTTGCCGAGCGCCTGACGGTCGAAGACACGAAAGCGATCGCTCTCGCGATCATCGAGGAAGAGCGCCGCTCCGGCATGTCCGAGGCGATGATCCAGCAGGAGTATTATTGCTCGTTCTCAGCGCCGGTCGCGGGGTCCTACTACGGCGAGCTGATCAACAAGGCTGAGGCCGAGAAGCGCATCGGCATCGTGCCTTATGACACCGGGGCGCTGGTCACCACCGCCTGGGACCTGGGATATGGCGATGACACCGCGATCTGGTTCGCGCAGATCGTCGGGCGTGAAGAGCGCATCATCGACTACTACGAGAATCGAGGAGTGGGGCTGGACCACTACGCGAAGGTCCTAAAGGAGAAGCCCTACGTCTACCACAAGCACCTGCTGCCTCATGACGGCGCCAAGGGCGAGCTGATCGCCGGCACGACGATCGTGAAGCAGGCGCAGGCCTTGTTGGGCGAGAAGAACATCGAGGTGCAGCCTCGGCTGTCAGTTGAGGAAGGCATCAACGCCGGCCGCGCGCTGCTGGCGAAGTGCCGGATCGACGATGGGCGCTGCGCCCAAGGGCTGAAGGCGTTGAAGCTCTATCGCCGAGACTGGAACGAAGATCGGAAGGTCTTCAGCGATCGGCCCCGGCACGACTGGACCTCGCACGCGGCCGACGCCTGGCGCGGCCTCGCCCTGGGCCTGAAGGCTCCCGACGGTGAGAAGATGAAGCCGCTGAAGCTGACACACAAAGGAGTGATCTGATGCTGCACAAGGTCAAGCTCGCGCACTTCGTCGCCTTTGGCGAAGAGCAGCGGTTGCGCGCCGCGTTCACAGAGGTGATCGTGGATGCTGCGGACGGGGACTCGGCGGCGCAGCTCGCGCTCGACACCAACCGCCACCTGGCATTCCCCCGCGGCCCCCAGCAGGAAATGAAGATGGGCGTCTGCGGCATCGACACGCCGACGGCCGAAGAGCGAGCGGCCTGGGAAGCCGGCCGGCCGTTGGGCTCCGAGGTGCGGAGCGCCACCGGGCATACGGACGAATTCCAGTCCCAGGGCGGCCAACAGCCGCCGGCGCCGACCGAGGAAGAGATCAAGGCCGCGAAACTTGCGGCAAGGATCGCAAAGGCCAAGGCGACGCGCGCGGCGAACAAGGCGGCCAAGCAACAGGCGGCATGATGCGCATGGCACGCCGCTCTATCGCGTTCGGGACCGCGTGACGATGGGCTACCTCTGATGGCCGAACGCAAGGGGATGACCGAGGCCGACCTTCAGGCGGTCATCCAGGCACGCCTGACCGACAGCCTGAATGGGGAAGAGGCGAGCGCGTGGCAAGAAGCCCAGCTGACGGCGCTGGGATACTATCGGGGCGACGCCACCGGAAAGCTTGCGGCCCCGGGTGAAGGCCAGTCCTCAGTGGTCTCGCGCGACGCGGCCGAGGCGATCGACAGCCTGATGCCGGGGCTGATGAAGATCTTCGTCGGGTCGGACAAGACCGGCGTGTTCGAGCCTTCCACCGAGGATCAGCAGGAAGCCGCCGACCAGGCCACCGACTATGTGAATTGGATATGGCTCACCAAGAACCGTGGCGCCTTGGTCTTCCATGACGTCGCCAAGGACGCCCTGCAGTATCGGCTGGGAATCCTCAAGGTCTGGTGGCAGAACGAAGAACGTCGGCGCCGAGAGGCCTACAAAGGGCTCTTGCCTGAAGAGGTTGCAGCGCTCGAGCTGGACGACGATGACGAGATCAAGTCCATCCGGGAATACGAGGTGACGATCCCCGGCGGGCCGGACCGCGCGACCGGTGAACCGACGCAGGTTCCCGCGAAGTTGACGGACATCGTGTTTTACCGGATGCACGAAGAGGGCTGCGTGAAGGTCTGTCCGGTGCCGCAGGAGGATTTCTTCACCGACAAGCGCGCGATCAGCGACGAATCTCTACCGTTCGCCGGACATCGGTTCCAGACCACGGTCTCGGACCTCATCGAGGATGGTTTCGACCGAGACCAGGTCGAGAAGCTGCCCTCCGGGAACGATGATTGGGCGGCGCTGAAGACCGAACGCAACGAGCCGGAGGACGGGACCAGCACGGATTCGACCGACACGAACCCGATCGACGTGTCGATGAAGAAGGTCTGGGTCGCCGAAGTCTACCTGAAGGTCGACTATGATGGCGACGGCATCGCCGAGTGGCGCAAGGTCACCGTCGCCGGCCCGAAGGCGCAGATCGAGATTCTCCGCAAGGCCAAGAAGGGCGACGACGGCAAGGAGGAATATGAAGCGGACATCGCGGAGGTCGATGACCACCCGTTCTGCACGTTGACGCCCTACCCGACGCAGCACAAGCTGGTCGGCGAGAGCGTGGTCGACAAGGTCCAGGACATCCAGGAGGTCAACACCGCCCTCCTGAGGGACGTTCTCGACAACCTCTACAAGTCGAACAAGCCGCGCCTGGCGCTGGGGCCGAAGGCGAGCGTCGAGGATGCGCTGAACTGGGAAACCGGGCATCCGATCCGCACCGAGGACGGCGTGACCGATGTGCGCGCCCAGGTGGCGGCGATCACCATCCCGTTCACCGCCGGCGCCTCGCTGCAGGCGATGGAATACATCGATCAGCGCAAGGAACTGCGCATCGGTGTTTCTCGCCTGACCCAGGGCCTCGACCCGAACGCGATCAACAAGACCGCGACCGGCGTGAATGCGATCACGAACTTCACCCAGGACCGCCAGGCCCTCGTTGCGAGGATCTTCGCAGAGGGCGGGATGAAGCGGCTGTTCAAGAAGATCCTCGAGCTGGTCTGCAAGTATCAGGACAAGCCGAAGGTCATCAAGCTCCGGGGCAAGTGGGTGACCATGGATCCGACCGAGTGGTCGGATGAGATGGATTTCACCCCATCGGTCGGGATCGGAACCGGGAACAAGGATCAGATGCTCGTCCACCTGGACGGCATCTGGCAGAAGCAGGTCGCCATCGTCCAGTATCAGGGCGGCCTCAATGGTCCCCTGGTGACCGCGGCCAACGTCTACAACACCCTCGCCAAGATGGTCGAGAACGCCGGCCTCAAATCGGCCGAGCTATACTTCACCGACCCAGGGACACAGCCGCAGCAGCCGCAGGAACAGCAGCCGGACCCGGCGATGATGAAGGCACAGGCGGACATCGCCGCCGGCCAGGCGAAGACCCAGGCCGACATCGAGAACAAGCAGCGCCAGACGGACGCCAATATCGCCCTGAAGGAACGCGAGCAGCAGGCGAACTTCGCGCTGAGGGCGCGCGAGCAGCAGGTGTCCCAGGCCCAGGTCGCCGCCGATGGCCAGGCGCAGCGCGGCGACATGCAGTCGGTCGGACAGTCCATCGTCGACATGCTGCAACAGTTCATGCAGGGCCAGCAGGAGCGGGATCAGAAGCAGGATCAGATGATCGCGGAGCTGGCGAAGCAGGTAGCCTCGATGGGCATGCCTAGCGGGATGCCAGCCTGATGGACATCGACCGCGCCAAACGCGCCCAGGCGCTGCTGAACGACGCTGATGCCAAGGCTGCGCTGGATTCGATCGAGCAGAGCATATTTGCTTCGTGGAAGGCCGCGCTCGCCCCTGAAGACCGGGAGCGGCTCTGGCACGACATGCGCGCCCTGGACGCGCTGCGCGACAAGCTGAAGAGTTTCGCGAGCGATCTAGCGTTCGCACCCAAGGGCGACGGCCGCTAGGCCACCCCAACCTCAAGGAACTGAACAATGACCGATTCGGCGACGCCGGCAGCGGCACCCGATGCGCACGCCTCTGTGGACGAGCGTCACGCCTATGTGATGACTCTGCTGCATGAGGCTCCCAAGAAGACCGACGCCACCTCGAAAGAGACCGTCACCGACGACGCCAAGCCCACTGGCGAGACGCAGGAACCCGAAGAAGCCGCGACCGAGGAATCGACCGGCGAAACGGACGAGAGCGAAGGGCAACCGGAGACCGAAGCGCCCGAGGAGGAAGAGGGCGCGGACCCCGAAGAGGCTGACGAGAAACCGAAGACCTTCAAAGTCAAAGTCGACGGCGAAGAGGTCGAGGTCACGCTCGATGAAGCCCTGAAAGGCTACTCCAGGCTCGAGGACTACAAGCGCAAGACGGCCAAATTGGCGGAGGATCGCCGCGCTTTCGAGAGAGAGCGGGACGAAGACCGCGCCAAGCGTTCCACGGTTGAGGGCGACTATCTGACCCTCGCCCAGCAGGCCAACGAGGACGCGTTGCTGCTTGCCACCGCCGAAAAGGTCGACTGGGAGAAGTTGGCCCAGGTCGACACGAACAAATACACGTTGCTCAAAGCCAAGGTCGAGGCCGCGGCCGATCGAATGCAGAAGGCGACCGAGGCGCACAAGACCAAGCGCCAAGGCTACCTGAAGGAGCAGTTCGAGAAGGCCTGCGAACACATCCCCGAATATGCCGATGAGAAGTCCCGTCCGAAGTTCGTTGCGGACATGGGCGAGCTCATGTCGGAGGTCGGGTATTCCCCGGAGGAAGTCCGACATCTCGGCGACCACCGCGCCATGCGGATCATCGCTGAGGTGCTGAGCCTCAGGGCGTTCAAGGCAAAGACCGAGGAGGCGGCCAAGAAGTTGGCCGCGAAGAAGGAAAAGGCGCCGGACATGATCAATCCCCAGCGCCGGATCCCGAGCAACGCCAACGGCGAGAGCAAGCGGGAACTGAAGGCCAAGATCAACAAGACCAGCGACCTGCGCGAGCGCGCGGCCCTGACCGCCGAATACGCGAGGCGCTTCCCCAATTCCGCTTAGGAGAGCCTGATGGCAATTGTTGCGAACACCTTCCTCACGTTTTCCGCGATCGGCAACCGTGAGGACTTGATCGACCAGATCTACAACGTCGATCCGGTCGATACCCCATTCTTCAAGATGTGCCCCAAGGTGAAGGCGAGCTCGACTCTGCATGAATGGCAGACCCAGGCGCTCGCGGCTGCGGCGAACAACGCGCAAATCCAGGCGGACGACGTCGCGTTTGCCGCGGTGACGCCGACCGTTCGCGAGAACTGCCGCACCCAGATCAGCCGCAAGGAAGTCGTGATCGGCGGGACGCAGGAAGAGGTCGAGAAGGCCGGCCGCGAGTCGGAAATGACCTATCAGCTCATGCTCAAGAACAAGGAGCTGAACCGCGACATCGAGGTGGTGCTGACCGGCAACCGCGCCCAGGTCACCGGCAACTCGATCACCGCTCCGCAGCTCCGCCCGCTGGAGGCCTGGTATGTCACGAACGACTCCCGCGGCGCCGGCGGCGCCGACGGCACGTCGTCCGCGGCGGCAACCGATGGCACCCAGCGTCCGCTGACGGAGGCACTGCTCAAGACCGTGCTGCAGCTGTGCTACACGGCCGGCGGCGATCCTGACACCATCATGCCGGGACCGTTCAACAAGCAGGTGATCTCGGCGTTTGCCGGCAACGCGACCCGCTTCATCGAAGCTGGGTCCGGCAAGCTGGTGACCTCGATCGAGATCTACAAGGGCGACTTCGGCACCCAGAAGGTGGTTCCGAACCGGTTCAGCCGTGACCGCACCTTGCATGTCCTGCAGTCGGATATGTGGGCGGTTGCGACGCTGCGTCCGAAGAAGACCAAGGACCTGGCGAAGACCGGTGACGCCGAGAAGGCGATGATCATCACCGAATACGCCCTCGAGGCGCGCAACGAGAAGTCCAGCGGCGTCGTCGCCGACCTGACTACCTCGTAAGCGATCTGACATAGCGCAAGAAACGGGGAGGGCTTCGGCTCTCCCCGTTTCGTTTTCCAGGACCAACCATGCCACGCAAGCTTTATCTCGATACCGCTGAGGGGATTGTCGAGCACCTCGTGTTCGATGATTCCGAGCGGAAGGTGCACGTCCAAAGGCAGTCGGACGTGACGGCCAACATCGAGTGGAACAAGCGGGAATACAACGTCAACCGCCGCGGCCGCGAAGGCCTGGGCGACAAGGTTGCCGACATTCCGATGGGCGTGGTGCTGGAGTGGAAACAGCGCTTTGGGCTCGATTTCTTCAACCGCGATCACTGGCACGCGATCTTGCGCAAGCTGGACGACCCTGAGTGGCGTTACCTGCGCACGACGCCTGGCCGACTGACCTAGGAGATAGAGATGGCTGTCAACATCACCCAGACCGACGACGGCGGGATGAACTTCCAGGGCAAGGACGGGACCAATGTCGGCACCCAGATTGCCCAGACCGAATATCTCGCCGCGTCTGTCGACAAGGCGTTCTTTATCGCCCCCCGCGCGATGCGGGTGAAGCGCATCCTTGGCCGCGTCGAGGTCGCCGGCACCGATGTCGGCGCTGTCACCGCGGTGATCCGCAAGGTTCCGAGCGGGACCGCGATCACCTCCGGCACCGCGCTGCATTCCGGCTCCTTCAACCTGAAGGGAACGGCCGCGACCAACCAGGAGCTGACGCTCAGCACCACGTCGAGCGATCTCGACCTGGCTGCCGGCGACGCCCTGGCAATCGACTTCACCGGCACCCTGACCTCGGCGACCGGCACTATCAGCGTCGCGCTCGCGCCGCTCTAAGGGGAGGGGCCGATGGGCCAGCCTATGAACTTCCGGGCGCATGACGCGAACAACGACGTCACCGTGATCGCGTCTGCGGCTCGCACCGCAACGGTCAACAGCGAGGACCAGGAGAATCGCGGCGCCAGGGGCGTCCGGCTGTTCCTCAATGTGTCGGCTGCGTCCGGGACCACGCCGACACTGGACGTCAAGGTCCAGGTCAAGGATCCGATCTCTGACGCCTTCATCGACCTTCCAGGCGCCGCATTTGCGCAGAAGACCTCGGCATCCGGGCTGGACGAGCTGACGATCTATCCGGGCGTCACCGTGGCGGCCAACCGGGCGGTCAGCCAGCCCTTGTCGCAGCGCTGGCGCGTTGTCGCGACGATCGGCGGCACCACCCCGTCGTTCACGTTCTCCGTGGCGGCCTGCTACATCGTCTGAGGCCCTGAATGTCGCTCGCGACCTATGCTGACCTCAAGACCGCGATAGCGACCTGGCTGGCGCGGTCTGGCGACACCGAGCTGTCGGCTTCGGCCGATGACTTGGTGACGCTCGCCGAGGCGCGCATCTACTTCGGCGCCGGCGAGAAGGGCGACCCGTTCTATTCCCCGCCGCTCCGGTGCCGCGCCATGGAAGCCCAGGGCGTGATCCTGCTGCAGGCCCAGCAGGATGGGGGAACGTCAGGCGGCTCGGCCAACGCCCAGACCGTGACGCTCGCGAGCGCACCCACCGTTGCGAGGGGCCTCACCATCGGCTTCACCGCAGGCCTCTCCAACACCGCTGCTATGACCGTGGGCCCGAACGGCCTGGGCGCCGTCAACGTGAAGAAGAACGCCGATCGCGCCGACCTGGCGGCCAACGACGTGTCGAAGGACGCGCAATACGGCCTCTATCACGATGGGACGCAATTCGTCCTGACACCCGGCGCCGGCTACGCGCCGTTGCCCACCGACTGGCTGGAAGGCCGGTCGATGTTCATCCAGGGCGCTCCGGAGCGCGAGCTCGTGATGGTGAGCAGCTATGCGGATTCTCTGCTCTATGACACGACGACGTCTGAGAAGCCCAAGGCGTTTCTGATTGAAGGCGATCTGGCGAAGTTTCTGCCCTACGCCGACGACAGCTATGCGGTGAAGGTGAACTACTGGAAGAAGTTCCCCGCACTCTCATCGGCGGCGAACTGGATCCTCACCAACACCCCGAACATCTACCTCTACGCATCGCTTCTTGAGGCCGCCATCTTCTCGATGGACGACAATGACGCCGGGAAATACCACCAGCTCTACACCGGGGCCTGCGCTGGCCTCAACGCATCGGAGAAGCGCGCGCGGTTCTCCGGCGGGGCGCTCAAGATGCGTGTCGGGGGTCTGATCCGGTAATGCTCGCCGTCGCCGAGTTTGCCCCGGATCAGCCGCCGCTGGAAACCGGAGCGACAGGCTATGTCAACAACGTCTTCCCCGTCACCCGGAAGAGCTACGGGCCGATCGGGACGCTGACGGCGGTATCCAATGCCCTGACGGCGCGCTGCCAAGGTGCAGCGTCCTTCCGCGGCGCCGATCGCTCGGTCAACAACTTCGCCGGCGACGCGACCAAGCTATACAAGTACGACCCCTCGACCGTCACCTTTTCGGACGTGTCGCGCCTGGTCGGCGGCGCCTATGCCTGCGCGATCGATGATTTCTGGGCCTTCGCTCAATACGGCGATCTGGTGTTCGCGGCGAATGGCACGGATGCCGTTCAGTCGTTCGATGTAGCGAGCTCGACCAATTTTGCGGCTGCTGCGGGCAGCCCGCCGATCGGCCGCTTCGTGGTGATCTGCCGCGAGTTCGTGGTGCTTGGCCGGCTCTCGACGGGTGTGAATCGGCTGCAATGGTGCGGCATCGGCGCGCCGACGTTCTGGACCATCGGTCAGCAGCAGTGCGACGAGCAGATCTTCGCCGATGGTGGTCAGGTCATGGGCCTTGTCGGTGGTCAGGGCCTGATCGTCTTCCTCGAGACGCGCATCGTGCTCGGGACCTATGTGGGGCCGGGGCAAATCTTCCAGTTCGACCCGATCTCGACGGACAGGGGCTGCGCCGCGAGCATGAGCATCGCGCCGTGGCAGGACCGGGTGTTCTTCCTGTCCTATGACGGGTTCTACATGCTGACCGGGGGCGGCCTGACGCCGATCGGCGACCAAAGGGTGGACCGGTCCATCTGGTTTGGCAGTGACAACCTGCCGGCGATCCACCCGGACTACATCTATCGGACCATTGGCGTGGTCGATCCGGCGCGCAAGCTCTACCTGGTCGCGTACGCATCGACCAACAGTGCGGATGGAACACCGGACACGGTCGCGGCCTATGCCTGGACGATCGATCGCTGGGCGCGCGCCGACATCTCCGTCGAGTTCATGTATCGCGCGCGCCTGAACACCGGCTACACGCTCGAAAGCCTGGACACGCCCTATCCCGATCTCGACGCAATGTCGATCAGCCTCGACAGCAACATCCTGTCCGGATCGCCCCAGGAGACGCTGGCGCTGTTCGACACCACGCACAAGCTCGCATTCCTGAACGGCTCCAACATGGCAGCGACCGTCGATACGATCGAAGCCGAGCTGACGCCTGGCGCGAAGACCAAAGTCAGATCATGCCGCCCTCATGTTGACGGCGGCGCGATCACGGTCGCCATTGCGCAGCGCGACCGGCTGAATGACGCCCTGACCTTCGGGTCGGACATCGCGCAGAATGCGTCGGGTCGCTGCCCGGTTCGGTCACATGCACGATTCCAGAAGGCGCGGATCAAGGTGGCGGCCGGCGGGACGTGGTCGCACATCCAAGGGATCGACGCCGAGACCGCTGAAGGCGCCGGGCGATGACGCAGACTTTCCGGGCCTTCCAACTTGTCGGCATCGGCAAGATCGTCGACCCGATCCTCCGAAACATCCTGGCGCTCGCCATGGGCGGGAAGCTCAATGTCCTGGGTTCGGTCACGCTGACACCGAACAGCGCCACCACGACGCTGAATGACGACCTGATCGATGACAGTTCGGCGCTGTTCTTCTCGCCGCGCACGGCAAATGCCGCCGCGGGGCTGACGGCGCTCTACTACAACAACCCAACGGCAGGCTCGGTCGTGCTGAACCACGCGAACAATGCGCAGGCTGACCGGACCTATGATTACATGTGTATCGGATAGAA